AACGCATCTGGGTCCGTTAGGAAGTCGTTGACGGCATAGCCTTCAGGCAACATTCCCATTGAACGGATTGCGTTTACATCGTTGTCCGCTGTGCCAACGCGCAAGTTAGAAACCATCAGACGTTCTGCAACGAATTGCAACTGACGAGGGATTACCAACTTTGTGCCACGTAGAGCGACTTTTAGACCACGCTCATCAACGAAACCTGCGATGTTGATCAAAGCATCTTCAAGAGATGTTTCGTTCAAGTCCGCTGGAGTTGATGGTTCGTTGGCAAATGTACCACCTGAAGTAAGTGGGTGGTCAGTTGCACACAATGCTTTGCCGTCACCGCCAGCAGATGCGCCAGCAGTAAATGCGTTGTTAAGGATCGCTGCCGCCTTAACTTGCTTTGTGTGTGCCATTGAACGAGCCAACGCACGAGTATAACGTGAGCCAAGACGATCATAAAGGTTATCTTCGATAGCCTCTTCTGTGATCGAGAATGCCAACGCAATGGTCTCGTGGTTGTAACGAGCAGTGTATGCTTCGTTAGCGTCGTCGAAGTTAATTGAGGAACCTTCCGATTTGGTCGGTGCCGCGCCGAAACCGCTCAACATAACCTCTTCTTCGAATGCACGATCAGAAGATTCTGTTGTAAAGATCTCCGCATGTTGGTTTTCGTACCGTGAGTACTCCATACCAAACAAGGCGTTAAGACCTGGTTCCAACTCTTTCGCTAGTTGTGCGCGAGAGATAGCCATAAGTTAGTCTCCTTATACGCCAGTGTTTGCAACAGTACCTGCAACAATAGCACCGTTAGGCGCACCGAAGCAGTTGTTCAAACGTACGATTAATGGAACACCAGCCGCAGTATAGTCTTGGTTCTCAGGATCGTCTTGGATCCCGATGATACGCAAGTGCAATGCCGCAGTGGTAGCGATTGTGCTAACGCCCAATGTCGCAGATGAAATACCTGTGGTCGTTGAACCAGAAGTACCCGTTGCGAAGTTTGCGTTTGCGAATACGTGACCACGAGCAGTTGCTTCGCTTGTTAGTGAAGCACTTGAAGTGATGACGTATGTTTGGCTTGGGTTGTCGTAGACGAAGGCTTTAACCGGATGGTTAGAGTCCGCGCCTGAACCAGGCCAGTAGTTTGAGAAAACTTTTTCACCAGTAGTAGACGAAACGTATTCACAACCCCAGAAAACACCAAGTAGACCTACTGTACCACCTGCTGCCGCGCCAACGATGTCAATGAAACCAGTTGACAGCGGAATAACAGGAGAGCCTTGATAGATCGCGTTAGTGTTACCAGAGGCAATACGATACTCTGTCGTACCAGTGGTGTTCGCGCCAGAACCCTGGACGCCCACCGGACGTAGTCCGAATGCACCATTAGTATTTGCCATAGTAGCAATCCTCTAAATTACTCGGAGTCGCGTTCGCGGCCTCCGAAAGTTACACGACTTTGCCGACTTTGATTGATCGGCATTGAAGGATGTTGCTCCTTCATCAAGTCCTGATCCACAGCTACCATTTGTTCGCGGGTACGGCCCCCGTAATACTCGTTTCTTTCACGGGCTGTTTCTTCAGGGATACGGCACAGCATCAGACCACCTTGTCCGATAACGCCCTCGTAACGACCATCGTCGATAGTTGGTGCTTCGTAGTTTGGATACTCGTCCTTACGAACAGGTTCCCATCCTTCACGGAGCTTTGCGTTAACATTCATTTTGTCTTCTTCGCCGCGCATTGCGACTCGAATCCAGCGATGCACATACCCATCAGGTGCGGGTGGTGCAGCAAGGTGACTGGGCGGTGCCCATGGTTTTCTGCGCGTTTCAGTTTCGCGTGTTGCGCTTTCGCGCGGTTTTCTGTCAGCCATATCTCTTACTCCTTCACGTACTTGGCGTATTCTTCAAGAGGTACGCCCAGCTTCTTAGCAATCGCTACTTGTGAATGCGTCAGCTTGACCGACCTGCGCCCCTGTTTATTACTGCGGGATGCGGAGTTACCAGCAGAAGCGACCTGACTTCCTCCACCCGATTTCTTCGCCGTTTGGAACTTGTGAGGAAATTCCGAACGAATGCGTTTATCCACCTCAGTATAATACTCATCGGTCTGCGGGTCAAACCCCTCTTCCTCAACAAGTTGTTGGTGGATTGCAAAAGCCGATGCGGTCATGACTTTGTCCTGACCAAACCAGTCGTTTTTCTCTGCCCAGGATTGCGCACGAGGGTCTGGTTGCGGCTGCTGTTGCTGTGGCTGTTGTGCCACTTGTTGCTGTTGTACAGGCTGCTCTTGACGCTGAACTTGCATCTTTGCTTGCTGCTCTGCACGAGTTTTTGCTGTGTTGTAACGCTGCGTTTCTATCGCAATATTTGATAAAGCCTGCTGCGCTTCCAACATTTTGTCCGTATCGCCAGCCTCATAGGCTTCTTTATACGCACGTTTTGCTGCGTCTGTTTGAGACTGCAAGCGTGTACCGTACTCAGAAAGATATCCCGTATCCAAAGCCTGCATACGAGTCTTCAGCTTCTTGTTTTCTTCAAGTAGCTGCTGAGACACGCGAAGGGCTTCCGCCTTGTCGCGCTCTTCCTGACGGTATTTTTCCGTGAGCTTTTTAATCCGACTCTGTACGCCTTTGCTATACGAGTCTAATTCTTCATCACCTGAAGCCTTTTCTGGCTCGGACTCCGCAACGGCCTGCTTTTCCGGAGCCTCTTCTTCAGGAGTCTCAATAACAAGTTCTTCTTGTTCTTGCTTTTCTTCGTCTGCCATAACCTACCCTCTAAACATGTTTGATGTCATCCGGCTCAAGAATAGTTGCGATAACTTCGTCGTCGTTGATAACACGAACCTCGCCACCATCGATCTTGAATCGAGAACCAGAATAACGACCAATGCAAACCCACTGGCCTTCCTTGCACCATGGCTCGGCATCCGGACCAAACTTGTCAGGATCCTTATAAGCCAACGGCCCTAGCTTCATCACGTATGCCACAACCGTAGCAACGCGCTCACGCTCCCGAACCTCGTCGGGAATGTATAGGCCGCTCGATGTCTTAGTTTGCCCTTCATACGGCATAACTAAAACCCGCCAACCAGTAGGTTGCGGGAGACGATCAAGTAGCGGTTTGTCTAAGAGGGACGGGTCTAGTACCCGTTCATTAGCGTCAACATATGCGCCATCCAAAGCGGAGGAGTCTGTCTTTGACTCTTGCCGTTCTTTGTTCATTTTCTGCGCAACGTGTTCAGGAAGATATAAAGTCTTCGACATCGTCTACGTTTTTCTCCAGCAGGGCCTTGATTTCTTCACGCGCGAAAGAGAGACCCCGTATCTCTCCCACAGACATTTTGTACTGCTCCCAATCCTTCACTGAACCGTGAGCGAGGGCGGTTGAAATATCTTTCTCGCGCTCCTCCATTTTCTTATACAGGTATTTTGCCAAATCGACAACATCCATTATAGGTTGTCCTTGTATTCCTCTTGTAAGTCAGATGTGATCGGACCACCTTCTGCCCACTCATCACATGTGTTTTCCTTCATACAAGCAAACTTTAGGCTCTGGCAATACCCTGTGTTTCCTGACTCATCCCCAAGACACTCTAGCATTTCTTCCGTCTGGTTGTACATCGCACAGCTTCCGCACACCTGATCAGAGCGGAAAGACACTCCCGTGTTTGGCTCACGGTAGTTATGCTCTTCAGCCGCCATCTCACGGTTCTCTGCATTCAACTCTTCGTCTTGAGTAGGTAGAGGGCATGTGTAGCCCTCTTCAGTCTCTTCCATCTGATCCACTGCCATCCCGTCAGGGATGATGGATATCATAATACCAACCATTAGTAGCACTTCCCGCGTTTAGGGTTGTCTCGAACATCCCCAGGGCGAACTTCAACTTCACCGCCCAAAGCAAAAACCTTGTGGCCTACGTTCTTAGCTGTTTGGCGTCCACGAGTCAGACCTGTCTGAGGGTCACCAACACCTGTGCCGTATCCGCCTTGAGATGCACCAACACCAAGTTTACTGCCAGATGCACCTCGACCGTCTGAGCCTAGTATACGGTTTCTAAACCCAAAACCACCACCTGGATCTTTTGGAATGTCAGGCGTTTCGTTGTAATTTTTATTGAGCTTCCCTGGTTTAGGATCACGACCTTTATTACGCCCCTTCAGAGTGTTCTTCAAAGAAGTAGGGTTTTTATCGTCGTCGCTCATTGCCTCGGACACCATGTCCTCAACGTCTTTGTACATCTTACGACGTTTTGTTCCTTCTACTTTGGCGCGACCGCCGCGTGTTTCTGATGCCATGTCGGCCTCCTATACCATAAGTTCAAAGTGTGGAGCGTCGATAAACGGACGACGGCCCTGTGAGCGACGAGTGTCGATGTAATCATTCATAGCAGATTCCATGTCGCCATCCCATTGCGCAATGTTTGGCACGGTCCATGCCGCACCCCAACGGATTGGAACGTCAACTGCACGGGCACCTTCTGCCATCGCATCTGCGATCTCATCGTACAAATTCAATTCCCAACGGTCCCCCGCGCAATAGGCCATAAGGTCTACGGCGATGCCGTCGATATGCTTACTCTTCATGGTTTGACTTGCACCTTTGGCAACAAGAGCTTTCTGCTCTTCAATGGTTCTGAGTCCACAAATCACTGAGAAGTCCTGCTTCGACACCGTGATAGCATGCTTTACAACCGCAACCATGCGCTCATCTACGCCTTCTAGCTTTGCCAAGCTACCTTTTCCTAGTTTATAAGCCATTATGTTTTACCTTTCGTCGGTTCGAATGTATCATAAGTTTTGGTATGTACAAAATTACTTATGCAATACCGCCCATATCCATCTTTTTCCTCAAGCATAGAAACTGGTGTTACCTTGTGTCTCATAATCGACGGAAACATAAATACGCGATTATGTTTCATTTCAAAATGCGTTTTTTCTTCAAGGATTAAATCACCCCCTGTAAACGCTTTAGGCTGTTTGTGAACCCAATACAATATTGTCACCGCTGCCGCATCCACATGACTCTCGTAGTTATCACTGTTTTCGTAATAGAGCATCTGCAAGCTATCAAACGCGTTTAAGTTAGTATCTAAGTATCGAAGAAACCAAGATTTAGACTTTAGTTCATCTAAAAACTCTTGCTTATAATACTGCCTAGTTAACATAAAAATATCTGAGTATATCGGAGTGGCGTAGTACTTGTGATGAAACAACCCCAGGTTCTTCTTCAGGTGTTTTCCTTCTTCAGTAACTGCACCTGCCGTATCTTCCGGTCCCTCAAAGTGAGGACGTATTCTTTCCAACTCTGCAAGAATTTTATCTACGTCTTCTGGGGGAAAGAAATCGTCAATGTACACAAACGGCAATCCGTTGTGAGTTTCTGAAACTTGTATCTCTCTTTTCTGTGTCATATTGTGGTCCTCCTGTCGTTTATTTGTAGACTTTAAGAGGCTCCTATACAACTACTTTACAAGTTACTTCATGCTACCTTTCATATCAAGCATACCCTCATGGTCACGAGTGATATATTTGAGTTCGTTTTCAAGCAACGCCACACGCTGTTGTAGCGCAGTTATTGCACCTATTGTACGCGCCAAACCTTCGTGATCTTCCCAAATTTCGTCTGTTTCATCCCACAGATAGTCGATCTCCATGGCGTTATCTTTAACGTCACGCTTGAGATTAACATTGTCTTCGATAGCCATCTTTGATCCAAGTTGGCTGACCGTTTCTTCTAGGCTTGCAATAGTTGCAGCTTGTTGTGATACCCACCAGACACCACCAGCAAGCTGCGCAGCCATTGCTGCTACAAGAGCTATAGGTACTTTCAGGTTTTCCATTACTTCTTACCACCAAAGAATTTAGTTGCAGACCTCACGGCGAAGCTACTAGCTACGATTACACCCAACGTATATTGATACCACTCTGGCATTGTCTCCAAAGCCGCAAAACCCTCCGCTACCGTGGTACGTCCCCAATCCCCTGTGAAACAGAGGATTAACGGGATTGAGAAGAGGAGAACAAGATATTCGTCTTTCCACGAGTTCATGGTGCCTTGCGCCATGATCTTCTCCCACTCCGCCTCGCTCGTAGCGGCACTTTTCATTATGGTCGCTTTCGCTTCCGCCTCTACTAGCTTCAAGTTTGCAGCGGCAGCTTGAGCGTCGGCTTTACCTTTGAGCCAACCGCCCGCCAGTTCAGTTATTGGTCCGATTAGAGCTTGTAGCATTCTTAGCCTCCATCGCGTTAAACCCAAAGTACGCCGCTGTTACACCAGACACTGACACAACATATACTGCCGCAATATCAGCGATCAACGATGCAGCTTTCTCCATACCCATTAAAGAAGCTGCCAGAATAACGAGAGGGTATAAAACCATACCTGACAAGGCAAACCATGTCATACCCCTCTGTGCGTCACGCTTGGCGTCTGCGTCCTCCATACGACGACGACGGTCCTCTAGCATGATGTCCCGCTCATCAGGATCAATCTTACCATTACCGTTAAAGTCATACTCTTCTTTACTCATCAGCATACCTTTCAGCTATGCGCTTATGATGCGTTATTATAACCACTTTTCCTGATTTGTCATATACCACGTATTGCCCCAACTTATTGTACCTTAACGTCGAGGCA